TATGAAAGATTATATCTTTTATTAATGCCATCAGAGACAATGGTTTCTACAAAAGACTTACCAATATCTGTTAACTCACTTCTTAGTGAGTTAGCTAAAGTTTGTAGAGTTGCCACGTAGCTATCCTTTAGTATAAGTTACTAAGTTTATTATCCCCATTAACTGTAATAAAATCTGTATAAAAAAGCTCGCGCCTATGGGAGGGCGGTCATAGGCGCGAGCGGTCTAACAAAGACCAGGATTAGAGACGGTCGTAAAGATAGCCTTTTTCTTGCAAGTGCTCGGCTACATGCTTTTGGACCTTGTATTTTACTCCGGCCTTAAAACTGTAATGATTTCCTACTCCAATAGTCATCATGTCTAAATCTTCTGCAACACGTACAACTACGGTATTGTCTGCTAGATCTACGCCAACACTTTCAATTTCTTCATCAATAACTGTTGGGTTTTGTGGACTGTTGGATAAGTCAATTGTCTCTGTTTCCATACGAACTGCATCTACAGCTGTGGCAATTGACATTTCTTCTGCACGCTTAGCTAATGCTTCTGCGTTTTCTTTAACCAGCTTTTCACGCTGACGACCTGTAACGTCGGTCACTTTAGGCTTTGCGGCCATAATGTATTCTCCTAATGAGTGTCTCGATATTTATGAGGTAGGAAGGGGGCCCGAAGGCCCCCTCCCAAAGGTATTACTAGTTGGTTTTAACGACAACTACCGACTGATCGGTAATTAGGCCAAGACCGTAGATTGAGTACCATGCAAGTGCGTGCTCACGACCAAAGTCAAGAATACCACCATCGCGCAGTTCAACTGGCAATGAGATAGCGTGACCAAAGGCGTTGTCACCAATGAATATAGCGTCGTAACGGTCGCTTGACTCACTCGCAGTTGATGTAGCAGCGTTATATGAACCGTTTGACTTAAGACCCTGAATGGTAACAGGGGTTTCGTATCCACCACCAGATGAGTAGGTTGGGTTAGCAACTACGCCGTCAGAACTGTAAAGAGATCCAGCGCCACCAGGAACTCTACGAACCTGTGTGGTTTCAATGAATACGCAGTCGTACAAACGGCCAATTTCACCAAGCATGAAGTTACCAGGTGCGGCATACTTTGTTACTTCGATGAATTCTGGATTGTCGCGTAAACGACGTGACTGGTGAGGATGAACGAAAGCAACGTATGTTTCGCCCAATCTTGGGATGTTCTTGGTTGCAAGTGTCTCAACTGCATCCTTGACAACGTGTGGTGATAGGTAATGGGTGCCTGTCATTGTTGCTTCGCTTGTAGCAGTAGTGCCGTATGCGTACCAGTTGTTAACAGCAGATAGGCTAGAGCGGTCTTCACCAAAGATTTTTGAAGAAGCTGCGTAAAGGGTATCACGAGCCTGTCCATCAAGGTAAAGAGCCATGTTGCGGCCAAGAAGGCGGGAAGCTGATGCCATAACATCATCGAACGAAGCGTTCAATAGAAGTTCGGAAACAGCAATACCGTAGCCATGCTCAGCAACAGTGATACTGAACTGCTGTGCAGTTAGTGCGCTGGTTGACATACGTACACCTTCAACAAGTGCATTTGCAGCACCTAGGTTGTTGTAACGCATGAAGTTAATCTGGAGACCAGGTGCCACGCCAAGTTCGGTCTTCTTAACAGCAAACTGCTCGAAGCGAAGGATTGGCATAGACTGGAAAAGGATTTCCTTTGACCAGATTGTTTGAATTGCTTGCGTAAGCTGCGAGTTTGAACCCGAGTACGCTGTTGGGGAACCGGCTAGGTTGCCGGTACCGGTAATGGACGAAGCCATGTGGTGTTACTCCTTAGATAGAATATAAATGGAAATTTAGCTATTGCTAGCTGAATAGACCCTTGCCGCGATCGGATGCTGCTTGACCAAGCAGCTTCCCACGGTATTTGGCGTACTCACTCACCGACATGGCGGCAATCTGCTCTGCCGTGAACGTTTGTTGGTCCGAATTGGTGTCCAGGGGTCCTGACGCAGGAACCGTTACACGGCTCCCTGTCATTTCACGACGAGCAGACGTCATTGCCTGCTGCGCCGATTCAAGAATTCGAGATGAACGATCCTTGAGTCCTGCAATGCTTCCCTCAATTTCATCTGGAGTGTTACCAGTAATGAGGTCGATCAGTTCAGGAATAATATTATCGCGTTCCTCGTCAAGACGAGCATTACGATAGTTCTGCAGTTCGCTGAAGTTACGTTCACGTTCTAAAAGTGCGAAAGCTTTTTCGCGCTCTTGCCGTTCTGCATCTAGCTGGGAGGCAAACTCAATTTCCTTTAGAGCTAATAACTCTCGGACTTCGAGTTCCTCTTCTTGCTTCTTTTTAGCTTTTTCAGCCCTCTCAGCTTCACGACTAGCTTCTTCAGCAACTTTAGCTGCTAGTTCTGCTTCGCGGTCCTTCTTAAGAAAATCAAGTTCTTCTTTGAGTTTCTCAATTTGAGGATAAAGCTTTGACTTTTCTTGTTCACGAACCTTACGTAGATCTTCTTCAGAGTATGATTTATCAATCAATTCTTGGGAAACCTCTACTTCTGGGGCTTGTTCAACAAACTGCGTTTCGACGCCTAAAACGTCGCTTTCACTTTTTGACATAGTGATTATTCCTTTGTGTACTTAGGTCGTTTTCCGAATTATTAGCACGATAGACCTGCTGATTTATTATGTATATAGCGGAACACATCTTTAGGAAAATGTCTCGCTAAACCTTATGTTACCTAACTTTCGTCTGCGTTAGGTCCTCTTCGTTGAGGTATTTTTGTTCCGTATGCTTTAGTGACAAGATCCGACTGAAGCATGGCCACTGTCTCTTGTTCAAACGGCGTCGGAGGTGGCGTAGGCATTGGAACTCCATTAGGGCCAATTTGTGGCGGCAAAGGACTTCCATCAGGAGCCATACCAGTTAATGCAAGGATTGCAGAGTTAATTTGGCCCTTAAGCAAATTAAGAGCACCATCAGACTGAGCATCCGCAATAAGTTCTGCTCTAATTTCTTCAAGCTTTTCATTAGGGAACTCTTCACCTAAAGTACGTAAGGCGCCTTCACGACTTTCAAGTCCCATACTCATCTTAGTTTGAATTTCATTAAGAGCAATAAGTTTATCTAGTGGCAAAGGTTGTGGGAAGTGCACAAAACTTTGATATGTAAGTGGATCACTAGGGTCTAGTACAGGATATTGATCTTTTTTAATTGGACCATTAAAATCAGGGTTCCACTTAAGCATTTCTGGTTCTTTAAACGCAATAGTTCGCATAATTAAACTATTGATTTCTTCAAGACCTTTACCGTATTGAACTACCTTTTGGTTCCAACGGTTCATAAGTGGCTGGAACTGAATAGAGAGCGCAACGCCTGAAGTATTAGAAATAGGCTGTACTTGGCCAAGAGCTGTTTCAGGGACACCAACCATTTCGTGCATAGCACGTTTAACGGTACTTAGGTATTCAAGAGCGCCATTTAAGCCACTGCCTCCACCTTCAAGGTTGAACACCTGTGCATCTTTAGGAAGACCACCCCATACTTTTTTAGGGCCTTTTTCTAAGTTAGAGGCTTTTGCGCCAGTAATTACCGTAACTGGAGCGGCGTGGTAATTAACAATATCTGCGACATCTGTAGCCACTTCATTGTAGTTACGATTAAGAACAATAATATCGTGGCAATCTGACAAACCCCATGGAGATCCGGATACAAGAACATTTGGAATGTGAACTACGGGAACCACGCCAAGTGGGTTAGGTCTTGAGTCAATGAGCTCATCATTGATGTATTCTTCAATCATGTCGTCAGTAAGAATTTCGGTGTAGGTATACACCTGACGGGTGCCTTCCATAGAAGTTCCCCAGAAACGATACTTTAACTTAAATCTGATGAGTCGGTTTCTGTCGTGCGGGTGGAACTCGGGGAAACAGAACGATGAATTGAGAGGAAGGACGCGAACACGACCTGGATGTATTTTTCCAGTACTGTCCTGCCAGCCTTCTTCATACGCAACTTTAACAAAACAATCTCCTGAGACTCCACCTTGTTGTCCCATTTCCCAGAGGACACCGTGTTTGTTATTATCTACTTCCCAAACTCTTTTAAGAATGTCAGGAATAATAGCTTCTGTTTCTTTAGCGCTTCTAAATTGAACGCCTCTTGTAAATGTAAAGTTTACGATGTAATCCGTGAATGCACGGTAGTAGTTGTATACCATCTGGGTTTCGCCAATTTCACGGCGGTAGCTCCAGTGATGACCAAGGTACATGGCCCAGTTGAGAGAATATCTATTTAGTCTTGGTCCGTGGACTTCAAACTCTTCATCCGCCAGCTCGACAAGTCCCAATGGGGAAATGGAGATAGTAAGGTCGGATGA